GCTGGTATCTGAGCAGTTATTCTCCTAGTTACTGTGTCAGTTAATCTTTGGACTATTCTATCACCTAGTGCTTGTGGTAAAGTTGCTTCTGTACCTAAATTAGTCCAGTATCTATATGAAAATGTCACATCTATTTTCATTTGTTCGTTAATTGTTGAGTAGTCTAAAGTTTGGGCTGCAATGTTCTTTGGAAAACATTCCCATATCTTTACACCATACCTTCTATTATCTTTTTCGTCTAATAGATAAATTTGTATTTCACCAATGTAATCATTATAAAATTGCATCGCCCATGTGTTTGCGTTGAATGATGCTTTCTGCCAGTTTTCAAAAAACTCTTTTTCTCTCAAGTCTGAACTACATTGAAATCTTGCACTCAACTCTGCAAAAGAAAACCCTGTTGCAATCTCTCTAGTTGGGCCATATATATTTGTATCTGGTGTTGTGTCTATGTTTCTGCCTGGGAAAGATATGTTTTCACATTTAAGTGACACATCCCTCGCACCATTTGTTGCAGTTAGTAAAGATGTAAATGGATTAGTTGGACTCCCTGTGGGTGGTAGTATGACAACTTCATATCGTGATGGTCTTGCGATACCACCATCACTACTTCTATAACCTGCTAGTGCCTCATTTATGGTTGCAAATGCAGCTCCTGATACTGCACTTCCAAAAGGATTACCTACTACTCCCTGTATGATCTGTCCTAATGACATTATATCATTCTCCTACTATCACTATACACTTGACTCGCAGTCGCCTTCTTAAATCTTTGTACTGGTAGTAATGTTGCGATCACAAACTCGTCTGCATCTATTCTACGAAAACGTGATCTGACATACCCAGATAAATATTTATGTATGGTAGGCTTGACTGATTGTATCTTTTTGACTTTATCATAACTCACATCTAAAGTTGTACCCTTGTCAAATTTAGTATCTGTACTAAAATCATTCAGTCTGTCTAATAGTCTTATTCTCAATGATATAGGTAGATAATGTAGATTGATACCCAGAAAACCATCTGAGTATGACTCTAAAGGTAACACCAGAGGAAATGTGTCATAGTATGGTAACTTCCTTGCAAACTTGGGTGCGTAGACAAACATATTCAGTCTACCACCAAAGGGGGATTTTGCTTGTTTACCATCACGGATTAGGTCAAGTGTCTTAGGTGTACCAAACTCTTTGATTTTATCTCTATACCATTCAGTAGATTTTGGTCTACCTTTTGCAGCTTGTTGCACCTGTTGTATGAAGTTTTTAATTGCCATGTATTATTTATTACATTTTTTCCCAGTGATATTTATTATCATCAGGTACAAATTCATGAAAACTCTCTTCTTCCATCATATCAAATGCAATTGTAATTCTCAAATCAGTGTTAACTTTATCTGTATAATGTTTTAACCAAAAAGGAAACATTGTTATTTTACCTTTCTCATTTTTAGAGGAAAATTCATTATTAAAGTAAGGTAAAATATAATGAGTATTTGTATTTTCAGTAAGAACACAAATATTACCACTTAGATACATATGATTATTACTACCATGACTATGTGCTTTTATTTGTTCACCCTTTCTCATAACATTAGCCCAACATTGAACATAATAATTATCACGCACTTCATACTCTAGTGCATTTAAAAAATCATCATGTTTCTCTCTAATAATATTCTTCAAGAACTTTGTTTCATCCATTTGTAAAAGATTATAATGTATAAATCTACTTGTTAAACTATCACTCCCTAGTTCTGTGCCACCATCTGAATAAGGAGGGCATTTTTTAATTATTTCTTTTTCTAAATTTAGTATATCTTGTTTTAATTTTTCAAAGTTTAATTCTAATATATCTTCATATACGAAATAATTGAAAGAGGGATTAAATTTATTTTTTAGAGGTTGATTACTGAAGTTATAGATATTTTTCATGTTACTACTTATATTGAGGGAACAAATGGTCTTCTGTAAAAATCTTGAACTCCATTCCATGATCTTTACAGAACTCCTCTGCTGACTTCCACTTTGCTTGATTGACTGCGTAGGTGAACACCTCGTTCAACCATTTCCTAGTTCTACGTTTTGGGTTCTTCACAGGTTCTTTACATTGTGCTTTGGGTTTGACCTCAATCACAAACTTTTTATTTGTCCCATCTCTCTGTCTAACTTTCATGTAGAAGTCTGGGAAGTATCTGTGTATTCTACCATCTTTGGGTGAACGATATGGTATGATTATCTCTTCACTGCCCCACTCAATCACAGAAGTATTCTTGTCACAGTAGACCATAAGTTTCCGTTCCCAGAGTGAACGATAAATCACTTGAGTTGGGTCACCCTTGTATTTCTTAGGGTTCATTGGTTTATACTTACCTTTATACGACTTCATGTATAAATACTTATAAAGACAGGAAACGACATGGGTAAAGTAGAAGAACGTGATTTAGCACCACTACCAATCTTACAGAATATCATCACACCTATACGAAAATCTGCTGAGGGTATTTTTAGAGATGAGGCGGAGAAAGCAATAAACACTGCGATAGGTTTTAGTCCTTTTGCTGGTACACCACCAAGAGGTTCAACAAGTATTCTTGAGTTCCCATTAGATGTTGCATCTGGTGATGCAGCTCTTGGCAATCATGGTCACTATATCATGTTCTATATCAACGAACAAGATAAAGCACAACTATCCATGAGTGACAGGGGTAGTGGTGGTAGTATCGCAGACAATCTTGCAAAACCATATGGTGTTCCATCTTTTGTGCGACAATACAGTTCTCAATCTCAAGGTTACCAAAAACAGAGAAGTAACATAGAGAAAAAAAATCTAAATGATAATTTTCCAGCAAATCCATTTGAGGGAGATGTATCTGGTTTGACTGCTGAAATACAACAACAAAATAAAATACGAGATGTCCAAAATAATCTTCTCAAGGGTCAAGCCGCTGGTGGTTCTACAGTCAGAGTGCAAAGAGCCCCCACTAAAAGACTTTCAACATCAATCGCAATGTATATGCCACAATCAGTGCAAGTTACCTATGGTGCTCAATATCAAGATACACAGATAGGTGCAGTAACGGAGTCTGCACTGAACACGTTTAACGAGTTTGTTGCTGGAAGGTTAGAGGGTGGATTAGACCAACTAAAAAATGTTGGTGAGGATGTTGCAGACCAACTACAATTATTTCTTTTAGGTGCAGTTGGTGTGATACCTGGCCTTGGTGGTCTAAGAGAAGTATCTGAAATGAAAAGTGGTAACGTGATTGCAGACAGACTCGAACTTGCATTCAAGGGTATCAACAAGAGAAACTTTCAGTACACATTTAAAATGACACCCAAAGACAGACGAGAAGTTGAGATGATACGGAAAATCATATTTGCATTCAAGTCAAACATGATGCCTGAGTTCGTTGGTGGTAATAGAGGTGGTAGAAGATTATTAGTACCAAACACTTTTGACATTGCGTATATGTACACAGGAAACCAGAACTTGCATTTACATAATATATCCACTTGCGTGTTAGAGAACATGAATGTGACATATGGTGGTGATAGGTATAGAACATTTGAAGCAGATGGAGAGGGTGCTCAACCTGTGGAAACAACAATGACACTTAACTTTAAAGAAATGGAACTCATCACAAGAGAAAGAATTTTCGAGGGTTACTAATGTATTTTTCATCATTCCCAAAAGTAGTGTATGACTCCAAAGGTCAAGGTGATGTAAAAGTCGTCACTAATCTTTTGAAAAGAGTCGCAGTCAGAGCAAAAGTAAAAAATAGTGCAATGTTGTATGATACATATGATATCAAGAATGGTGATACTCCAGAGAGTCTTGCAGATCAATTGTATAATGACCCACAGTTACATTGGGTAATATTGTTAACAAACGACATCACAGATCGTTATCATGACTGGCCGATGTATGAACAACAATTCAACACATACTTAAATGAAAAGTATGACAATCCAGATGGTGTGCATCATTATGAGATAGAACAGAGTTCTGGGAATACTAGAACAAAAATAGAAGTATATAATAATTCTGCACTCTTTAGTGGAGATACAGACTTTTATAGTAATGCAACCACAATAACAAATAGAGAATACGAAGAGTCTGAACAAGATAGAAAGAGAAAAATAAAATTACTAGATCCAAGTTTTATTGACCAGTTTGTACAGGAGTTTGAATTACTCATGAGTGAAAGTCCTCTCTAATGGATGTGGGTGGTGTTGATTATGCAGGCGAGTTTGAAATACTTGAACTCAAACTTATTTTACCCACAGGTCAAATATTGAACTTGGATAAAGATTTTATCTTGACAGAGATCAATATCTTTGAGAATATATTTTCTCATTCAATCACAGGTAGTGTAATTGTCGCAGACACAAGAGAACTCATTTCAAAGGGTGCGTTTGCTGGACAAGAGAGATTGAGTATGAAAATACAAACACCATCTCCAGATTTTAGAACAAAGTTTGATGATGGGACAACTAAACTTATAGACTTTACAGATGTTCCACTTAGAGTTCATAAGATACCAGTAAGAACTGGGATAAGTAGTGGAGCTCAAGTATACGAGTTTCAATTTATATCTGAACACACATTAGTCAACGCAACTAAAAGAATATCTAAATCATATGTAAAAAATAAATCTAACATTGGTGAGATGGTTAAAGATTTACTAATTGAAGAACTAGGTATACCATCAGACAAAGTATCTAAAAATGTAGAGGGTACTAAAGGTAGTAGGTCACTTATAGTGCAAAACGCAAACCCTCTTGCGTTCATAACTAGATTATCAAAAGAGGCAATATCTGAAGAGAACGACTCCTCTGAATATGTATTTTTTGCAAACAAAAATGGTGTGCATTTTAAAACCTTACAAAGTTTGTTTGAGAAAGAACCCAGAGGTCTATTTCATAATGGTGACAAAGGGTTTGACGAGAAATACACCAATGAACAAGACTCTGGAAAAATTACACAACATTTTAGAAGAATACTAGACTTTGAGTTACTACAGGGTCACGACTTTCTTGTTGATAATCATGGTGGGATGATAGGGGGTAAAGTCTTTGAACATAACCTTTATCGTAAAAAGATAGAAACAAAAACTTTTAATTACTTTGATGATGAGAGTTACAAAGGTGGTGAAAGAATAAATGAAGAGAGAGTTTATAACAGGTTAGCTCTTGATGCATCAGACGATGATTTGAAAAACTCAAAGATATCTGTTATCGCAAACTCCAAAGATAAGTCTGAAAAGGATATGTTTTTTGAACTGAAAAAAGATGCAAATCAGAGAAATAAAACTATACTTAGAAGACAATCAAAGTTTTTAGAAATGCAAAAAGGTATAAGTATAAAGATGGAAGTCACAGGATATACTGCACTCACCGCTGGAGACATGGTATTCATAAACCTACAAAGTATAGGTGGTGATGATAGTGACCCACCAATCAATAAATTTTACTCTGGGCCTTACTTGGTAAAAACACTCAGACATAAATTTTCATACCCAACTAGACAACACACGATGGGAATAACTGCTGTAAAGGATGGTCTACCATTTGCGTTAGAACCAGACACAGAGGCGTT